AACGGAGTGCGTATGAGCACCAATACCGACAGTATGCGCGTGTGCACCTGCAGATGCTGCTGTGCCGGACAGTGAGTGGCTATGATTACCATCTGTACTGGTATTAGCTAACCACCCCGTAGACATACCTACTGAGCCTTGTACACCCCAGGTATTTTGACCTGAGCTTGTATAACCATATTGATAAGTATCTTTAAAAACACTGGGGTTAAATCGACGGCCATCTCTATGGCTGTGATTACCAGCTGCATTCGTGCTGCCACTTAAACTATGAGTATGCGCACCAGTGTTATTCGTGGATTTAGTGCCGTAATCAAACGATGATGTGGTTTTCGTAATCGGCGTGTCGTACTTCACTTCCGTACCCAGCACCGTCTCGGAGCCGGAGGATTCAAATCCCTCCGGCGGTGTCTGCTCCTGCTCACCGGCCCGGAACACCACCGTGACGCCGGATATATTGGTATTCCCCTCACTGTCCAGCACCGGCGTACTGTTCAGCAGCACGCTTTTTAATCCATCCACCGGACCTTCAACCGGCCCTTCGCTGATGGCATCGATCACACTCAGCAGCTGCGTGGACTTCAGGTTGTCCTTCGCTTCGCGCGGGGTATGCCCCTTACTGCTGCCTTTACCCATTCGTCATGCTCCATAAACGATAAAACCGCCCGGAGGCGGTTTCACATAAAACATTTTGCATCAGCGACCAATCACCACAACCTGACCACCATCCCCTTCATCTGCCGTGCTGATCTCCTGAGAAACCACGCGTGACCCCACGCGCATTTCACCGTACAGAACCGGCAGAACATTGCCCTGGGCAACCATGTTATCCAGTGAAGAAAAATAGGTATTCTGTTTGCCGTTATCCGTTGTCTGTGTGCGGGGGGTTTTGGGTTTAGGGGCCAGCATCTGTGCAACACCGCCAAGCGTCATACTGGCACCGAGAGAAAACAGCAGATTACTCGCCATAATTCCTACCCCCGGCATCCATATAGCAACCGCCATAACAGCCGCCCCCAGCACAGCCTGAAACACACCGCCACTTTTGGCTCCTGCCAGACGCGGCACGATATGGATCACGGCACCATTTTCCAGCGGCTCATTAAGACGGGCAGACAATTCGGTTTCACCTGCATCACGCCCGGCAATGCGTACCTGGTACCAGCCGTCGCTCAGTTTCTGACGAAATGCCGGGATCTGCATGGCCAGCGCCCGGATGGCTTCGGACCCCGTTTTCACTCGAAGGTCGATGCGGCGGCCAAATCGTTGTAAATCCCCGTAAAGGCAGATGCGTGCCATGCCCGGTGACGCCAGAGGGAGTGTGTGCGTCGCTGCCATTTGGTGCGCTGGATCATTGAGGATGAGTATTCTTCTGTCGCAATGCGGGCGGCCTCCTGCTGGTTCCCTTCATCCTGTAGCGCCTTAATCTGGTTATAAGTCGCAAGTGTCAGAAAATGGTACTGATCATTAAGTTTTGATATGGCACTGACAGGATCCTTTGCAATTTCATTGAAGTCATTAACCAGTTGTTCGGTTGATATTCCTGTTACTTCGCTCGTTTTTACTATCGCTGTCGTCACTTGCTCCAGCGAACTGCTCGCTACCTTTCCCGAACGCACAAGCTGATTTAATACTGCCGCCGCAGCACCAGTTGTCGAATCAGCCGCATTCCCGGCACGTTGAGCTATATCGCCCAATTGCCCGCTGGTTGTCCCCAACTGATTTCCGGTAAGAATAAGAGATTTATTAAATTCGTCCTGCTCCTGAGAGCCTTTATAGTAAGCCAGTCCTAAGACCCCAACGGCTGCTGCGGCCAGGGTAAAAGGATTAATTAATCCCAGCACATAAGAACCTACACCTTTGATCGCCGGGCCAATCCCACCGAACATATCTTTTAGCTGGCCGCCCTGCTGCATTAACACCATAAATGGCGACTGACCAGTGGACAACCCAACAACAATATCCGTCATTTGTGCAGGCAACATGCGCATAGCAAAAGCCGTTTGTTTTGCCGACATTCCGGTTTTGCTTAATTGTGATTGAGTAACCTCAAGCTCACTCCGCATAGCACGAAGTTTTCCAGAAAGCTCCTCATACATTTCAGGAGAAAGCATCCCCTTAGCTTTTGCTTCATTGAGCTGTTTCTGTTGTTCTACCAGACGATTAAAAGCAGTTCCGACAGGATCAAGTTGAGCAATCAGACGTTGCAAAGCAACAACCTGTTCATCATGCGCTTTTGCTGCTTCTCGCTCTGCCTGAGCCTCTCCGGTAAGCTCTCGCCGTGTTTCCTGTATTTTTCGGCTATAATTCTCAAACTGAGAACCATTTATTTTCCCGGATGCAAACGCAGCATTAAGTTCATCATGCTGTTGTTCAAGATTTCTTAGCGCCGCAGCCAGAGGGTCGATCTTGTCCAGCATTCTTTGAAAGGCCTGAGCCTGCGCTTCCTGCTGGGCGGCAGCAAGTTTTCCGGCCTTCTCGGCTTCTCTCTGCGCTTGCGCAACCCCGCTCAATTCCTCTGTGGTTTCATTAAGTTTACGGACAAGAAATTCATATTCTTCTTTATCAATAAGCCCTTTATCGAAAAATTTCTTTAATTCAGAATAGCGTCGACCGACAGTATCAATTGCGGCACCAACTGGATCAATAGCTGCTTTTAATTTTGCGAGCGCGTTCTTCTCATCTTCTGTTGCCTTAGTCACTTTCCCTGCGCTATTTGCAGCAGTTTCCCCAGCCTGCGTCATTTTGACTAATGAGGAGGTCAGATTGTCAGCATTATTTTTCGCTCCAGTGCTATCAATAATTATTGCGAGACGCGAGGTTTGCTCTGCCATTTATTAAAACTCCTGACAACAAAAAACCCACCGCGAAGTGGGTTTCAGGCGACATAATAGTAGATATAGCGATTACGAGGCCACGCAATGCTTTTCTCCAGGAGCATCATCGATTTAATTAAAGACACCATCACATCTCTGTAACAGAGTGTACGTAATTAACAACTACACACACTGCTCCTGAAAATACTGGTCATCCAGTGCAAAGATCACTGCTTCAAATTCATCGCGCTCAATCAATACCGGATGAGTGGCTAAATATTCATTTATCTCTGTCAGAGATAAAGGCAAAGGCACCCCAGCCATTCCAGCATAACGTCGGGCACGGGATATTACCGAATAGGCGTACAACAACTCCTTAAGCACCGGGTCTATTTCTGGTTCCGGTATCGGTGGCAACCTGAGTTTTTCTCGCTTCCATCTTGCCTTTTCCCCCCTTTCTCCCCCGAACTCCGATAACCACCGCTGGGCAGCTATGGCTTTTTTATCGTATCCTGCTTCTGCTGCTCTTTACCCTGGGCGATGCTGGCTGCTTCTGCAAGGATCTGCCAGTACAACTCTGGATTCTGCTTAAGCAGCGCGATCCCTCGTTCTGCCGTATATTCCAGTGCAACCTCAACACCATTAACCAGTTCACCAACCCCTTTCCAGTCTTTCAGCAGATAACGAGCGGCATTATCAATGAGTAAATCATCAACAGAATCCACCTCGGAAACCTTTGAAATATCAAACTCCTTCGTTCCGACGTGCAAACTGGCATCCATTTTCTCAATGTGGCGACGGATTAATGCATTACGGGAGCGATACTGATCGTTATCGCTGCTTGCCACCAACAGTTTTAACCCGTCTACAGGTTTTAAGTCCTTCATTGGCGTAAACCAGCGTTCTCCACCAATGATAATTTTCTGATTAAGAATAAACATCCATAACCTCATTCAATGCGTCCCCCTGTAGGGCAGTACCACAGGAGGAATAACGGAAAATCAACTAATCGCCTCAGCACTGGCTTTTGCGATCACGGCAGCCGGGGAATTTTTTTTTCTGGTTATCGTAGGTGCTTCATCTGCTGCGGTAATGCTCAATTGAACCTGGATAATGTCGCTATTACCCCCATCAGGCCATTCACCTGACACCTGAACCTTCGGGAAACTGAAAGTGTATGCACCCTCTCCATTCGAAAGCGTGAAGCTGAACGGAACTGTTTCTCCAGTCAGTGTTTTACTCCAGATTTCCCACGCGGCTTTAGACCATGAAAGCGTCACCGTACCGGACGGTGTAAAAGTAGTCGGAATATTTGCTCCTGCATAAGGCGAGCCAGTCCCGATACAACGCTGTGTCTGGAGTTTGTTATCGAACTGAATATCAAAACTGTCGATACAAAAACCGTTAACCATTGCTTACCCTTAATCAAATCATTATTCGCGCTGGCAAAACTCTCACGGGCAGTAGCAGCAAGATGTCCAACCGCTGTTTTTGCAATGCTGGCCGCATTAGCCCGGCTCATCTGCAATGCGCCACCAGACCATACAGTGAGGCCAGCTCTGTTTTTTCACGCACGGCTTTAACAAACTGCTCGTAGACAAATTTGAATCCTTCCGGCGTGGTTGTAACGTCAATACCGTTGCGAAGTCCATCAATCTTATAACGCATACGTGCAATTATCTTGCGCCACGCCGTTCTGGCTTTTTCCTTCGGCAAAATGTCCAGTTCATCCACCAACGCATTACCAATTTTGAAACCGACGATCGTTTGTGGCTTCTCCATCGATCTGCAGATAGTGGTTCCCCGATACTGGCGTCCGTAATAAAAGTGAACCTCTTTATTTCCCTCATTAATTTTTACGTTCAATCCCCAGTCAGCAGCAACTTCTTCCACTGTAGGGTAAAAAATATCGCGAATTTGGGGATACGTTGGCGCAAAATATCCCTGATTTATACCTGGATGCTCCCAAATCCCCTTGCATATGCCGCCACACCCAACCCATGTTTTGCCCGAGCCAAAACCAGCAATATAGGCTTTAAATTTATGGGGCATTGAAAGAAATCGCGCCTGAGGCACATTAAGCGTCGGAGAGATCATCTTCATCACTCCTTACTCTGGCATCAACCACATTAATTTTGATCGCCACAGGCTGGGGATGTTCATTATCTTCCACCGTTTCGATCTCTTTGCGCAGCTTCTGGTTTTCCATTCTGCGCCGTTCAATTTCCAGTTCCTGTAGCCGCTTATCTGCACATAAAGCCCCGCCAGCAGAAAGCAAACGCAACAATTCACGCCGGGCGGCAGCCTTATCCTCCAGCAGGATCTCAACGCCGAATTTTCCGAATTTTGCCCCTGCATATAATTGCCGCGCATCCCCATCAAGCAGAGTGGTATCAGCCATATAAAGCTGTCCCGTTCCCTCACCGCAGCACTTCGGGCAGTCCGGATTGGGTATGGCGTTATCAACAAAGCCGAGGCCTCCATATTCCGGTTCGGGTTTGCCATCTCTGGAAGCCTGCGCCGCTGCCTTGTCGAATTCTGCTATATCGCGCCACTGGTAGAGATGATTCTCGCCCCAGCAATAACGGCAGTTAACACGGCGAAATTGTGCAAGCTGATTGGGGTCGGCCAGGACAATGGCCATCAACTGACTCACTAGTAAATCCAGGTCTGCGGTATAGCGTTTCTGGTACTGATTGCGGAAGTAGCTGATAGCGCGAAAAACCCTGGCATTTCTAAGCATACGACTGGCGTTGCTGTTAGCTGTCGCACCTTGCCCCTCATAACCGGCTAAGTCAGAACTTTGTCTGGTCGCCCGTGAGTCAGAATAAAGGCGCAAAAATCATCACGCATATTCCTCCTCCTCACCACCATGCATGATCTCCACCATGCGCTGCGTCATCCGGACAAATCCATTTTCAATAGCCTGCTGATAATCAATGATCACCAGCGCCGACTCCTCGAAAAAACACTGAATTTCAGCGGGGGCGTGAGCGTAATAGTCCGCAATTCTGCTGAAATTAAACACCGTGTGACGTTCTGCCGCACACAGGAGGAATTTCTCAATATCAGGCTCAAGGGACGCCGAACGTATCCGGCTGATCAGCTCCTGAGTTTTCGTATCGTCGTACAGTTCACTGATATCCGGTTTACCGCCCGACGGCTCATAAACAGGCGTATCAATTTTCGTCGTATACGGCTCCTCCTCATTTCCTGTACCGGGCAAAACATCCGTCAACAGTTCATCAATTTCTGTCGGGATGAAGCCTGTCAGGGAGACATCAAAATCAGCATTGATTAGGTCCGACAGCTCCATCCGCAACAGATCTTCATCCCAGCCAGCATTCATCGGCAGGCGATTATCTGCCAGGCGGTACGCCTTTTTCTGCTCATCCGTCAGGCCAGACAGAACAATGACCGGAACAGAATCCATTTTGAGCATTTCAGCCGCCATAACACGACCGTGACCCGCAATAATTTCGCCCTTTTCGTCAATCAGCACCGGATTAGTCCAGCCGAATTGCTTAATACTTTCTACCAGTTGTGCCACCTGCTCAGGGCTGTGCGTCCTGGCGTTGTGCGCATACGGTGACAATTCTTGTAATGGGCGATAGACTATCTTTAATTTCTCGCTCATACAGCCTTGCTTTATGAATAAAACGCACCCCAGCAGCCAGTGCTACTGGGGGCGGAGGTGTTGCTGGTAAAGTTAGGTATTGGATCAATGAGTGAGTCAACATAATATTAAACTCACAATTATAAATCAGCCATATATTAGGAGCGCCAAAAAAAACCTGAAAACAATATAATAACAGGATAAATTTCAAGGCGACCAAGAATCATAGCTATGCACATTAAATACTTTGCAATGTCATTAAGCACTCCGAATGACGATGCAGTAGCCCCAAAACCTAATCCCATATTATTAATACATGCAGCCACTGTTGCAAATGATGTAAGAAAATCATATCCCATACCATTTAACACCAGTATAAAAAACACCGTGAAGAGAGTATAAAGAAAAAAGAAACTCCATACAGACCTCATTACACGATCTGTAACTATCTTCCCTCCTACATTTACACTCAACAACGCTCTGGGATGAGAAAGCTGATTTATCTCGTGTTTGCTTTGTTTGAAAAGTATAAGAAATCGAAGTGACTTAATTCCACCACAGGTTGAACCTATACATCCCCCAAAGAAACTTGACAACAGCAAAAACACTATCGTGTGCGTGGGCCAGTTTGCATAATCCTGCGTAGCTAAACCATTATCAGTGAGCATGGAGCTGGCAAGAAAAAACGAATGAATAAAACTTCCATGCAAGTCATACATACCTATATGCCAGACCTGGAAAGAGGTAACAATGATCACCCCTAAGGCTATTAACAGAAAGAAACGAAGTTCAATATCTCTGATTAAAGGTTTTATCGTTTTTCTGCTAATAACAATATACCAAAGAGTGAAGTTGAAAGCCGATAGCAGGGAAAAAGAACCAGCCACCAGCTCAACCAAATAGTTATTAAAATATCCGATACTCTCGCTATGAGTTGAGAAACCACCAAGCGAAACTGTGGAAATCCCGTGACAAATAGCATCAAACAAAGGCATTCCTGCAAGTCTATAACAGACAATACAAGCAATACCTAATAAAGAATAAGTTATCCACAGTGTCCGTGACGTATCGGCCAGGCGGGGAGTGAGTTTGTCATCCTTAAATGGCCCCGGCATTTCTGACTGATAAAGCTTTGCACCACCAATACCCAATAATGGCAATACTGCAACCGCCAGAACAATAACTCCTAAACCACCTATAAAATTTAACTGTGACCGATAGTACAAATATGCCCGAGGTAATGAACTAACATCATCAATTACAGTTGCTCCTGTTGTTGTTATTCCAGAAACCCCTTCAAACAGAGCGTCAATGAACGTTAAATTAAGTTCTGAGTCAATCCATAAAGGGAATGCACTAATAACAGAAAACAAAATCCAAAACATTACAATTATAATAAACCCATCACGGGTACGTAATTGAATGCCAGATTTCTTAGTTGTATACCACGCTCCGCCACCAATGCAAAAAAATATAACGAAAGTTATAAAGAAAACGAACAGGCTTTTTTCTTTATAAAACAATGCTACAACCATTGGTGGCAACATTGAAAGACTATAGAGCCAAACCAAGAACCCACACATATGAGTAACAACTCTTACATGAGATGTATTCATATCTAAATATTCTTTCAATTATAACCACCTTGCTGCAATATTATGATTATACTGTATAAAATTTAACTCCTCTTAGATCTTACTTCACTGTTCCTTATGAAACAATCATCAAAATGAATCATATTGTAGTTAAGATTTTACTTTAAACACTGCTCGGTTATGTATTGCTGAGCACCTTCAAGTTGGGCCTGCATCATTACCAGTCGTTCCCGGAGGGTGAAATAATCCCGTTCAGCGGTGTCTGCCAGTCGGGGGGAGGCTGCATTATCCACGCCGGAGGCGGTGGTGGCTTCACGCACTGACTGACAGACTGCTTTGATGTGCAACCGACGACGACCAGCGGCAACATCATCACGCAGAGCATCATTTTCAGCTTTCGCATCAGCTAACTCCTTCGTGTATTTTGCATCGAGCGCAGCAACATCACGCTGACGCATCTGCATGTCAGTAATTGCCGCGTTCGCCAGCTTCAGTTCTCTGGCATTTTTGTCGCGCTGGGCTTTGTAGGTAATGGCGTTATCACGGTAATGATTAACAGCCCATGACAGGCAGACGATGATGCAGATAACCAGAGCGGAGATAATCGCGGTTACTCTGTTCATTGCTGACCCCACAAACAGATTTCACGCTCAATCTCACGACGAGTCATGAGACCTTTCCATTGCTTACCGCCAGCATATGTCCAGCGACGTAGCTGATCACATGCGCCTTTGATATCGCCCTGGTTTATTTTGCGAAGAAGCGTCGATGTTCTGAAATTGCCAGCACCCACGTTGTAAACGAATGAGTAAAGAGCGCCGCGCATTGTTTCCGGTATATCGACTTTGATGTACGGGTTAATTTGTCTGGCGACCGTGGCAAGGTCTTTATTCAGGAGGGCTTTGCATTCTGCTTTGGTATACGTTTTACCGAGCATGATGTCTTTTCCTGTATGCCCGTGACATACAGTCCATACACCAACAATATCTTTGTATGGTATGTAGCTGACACCTTCCAGACCATCGTTACCACTTGGGCCAGTGATTAGCACTGATGCTATAGCAATTGCTCCGCCACCAATAGCAGCAGCAACGACTTTTCGTAATGATGGAGGCATTATTCACCTCTCGCAGTCTTGCGCTTATCTTCTTTAATCTTGAAATAAAGGTTTGTCAGGTACGTCAGCAGGCCAAATACCAGACTACCCAGCACACCGATTGCAGCCCACTGTGACGGAGTTACTCTATCGAGCAACTGTAAAAACCAGTAGCCAGCACTGCCTGCGGAGGTGCCGTAGGCAATGCCTGTTGAAATTTTGTCCATGGATTTCATAGCCTCACCTCCGCACGGAACGGATGGCATAGTTATTATGTGTAGGCTTTCAGACACATCAATCAGAGCCTTAATTGATATATATGCTGGAGACGATGCAATATAAAAAGCTCGCCGTAGCGAGCTAATAAAATGTATTTCTCTGATATTATGTTTATTTGTATTAGCTCAGACTTGACATCACAGGTTTCGTATATAGAACATCATCAAATCTGTCAGTTTGCTATGAATGAGATATAGTAATTGAAGAGCTAACCTCGCATGTCAAAGCCAGATTTCTGAAAATCTCTGTAGACTTCCGGATTGTTGAAGGCCGGAAATTTGGCTTTATGAGCTGCGGACTTTATCGCTTCGCAATAGGCTTTATCACCGTTACTGGTAGATATTTTTAACGCCGTGCCATCCTGAGAGAATTCCATATGCAACCTGCATTTTTTCCCTTTCCAGTTATGCGGCTCATCAAGTTTGGCATTAATTGCAGCTCTGATTCCCCGCGCTTGCGCCCCCCATTCATCCTGATCATCCCAGCGTCCTGAACTGCAACTACCTGTAGCAGTAGTTTTGTGGCAATCTGAAGGGTGTAAAGGTGTGCATCCCGCAACAAAACCGACCCAAAAAGTCAACATAACGATTTTCTTTAATCCCACTTCTTGCTCCTCAATCCATTAAAATCTCAGCAATAGTAGTTGTTACGTCCGCCACTGGCTCAGAGCTGACTATCCGCTAAATTTAGCTCAGTGCCGTAGCTGTGTCAGAACAAACCTAAGCCGAAACCGTTTATTACAAAACAATAAATATCAGGGTTTAAAATCCAGCACCCCATTTTGAAATACTTTATATACTTCCGGCGAAGGGGGGGCAGGTATATCAGCATTCTTTATCGCATTCATCGCTTCACGACATAAATCGAGGTCTCCACTTTCTCTTTTAACCTCCAGTAGAAGGCCATTCGGGGCCATATGCATTCTCAGTGTACACTCTTTTCCTGAATACTTACTCGCATCCCCGAACTGTTTTTCGATGGCGCTCTTGATTTGATGGGCATACAGACGGATATCCTCACTAACATCAGAAGTACGTTCAGATGAACTCACATACTGTGTCTCTATTGCTTTATCGGAGTAATATGATGTACGGTCATGATAATTTGTCGATACAGCATCAGTGCACCCGATAATAATCCCACTAATAATCAACGTAAGAATTGATGCGCTACGAAAACCCATTTTTCCTCACATATGTCATATAGTAAAGGATTATATATACCGTTGTTTTGGACGCTCAAACAGCGAATCAGATCAAATAAAACGCACATTTGTTAACATTTACACAAAGTCTGCGTGGGATATTCTGAAAGAATATCCATAATGTGGAGAGAATCTATTGAAGTACATGGTGCCGGGTGCCTCCCGGTGAACAAAATGTTCGTGATACCTGTCGGCGACAGAAAAGGTTAATGGTATCACCCCACCGCACAGGGGGATTCACCATGCAGGAGTTTTCTTAGCAAACTCACTGCGCGCCCGGCAACTCCCAACCACATAAAATGCGGAGTTTGTGGCATTTATGCATATAACTCGCAGGAATTATCTTAAAAAACTGATGTCGATCCGGATTAAAAAGAAGCAGGTCATCATCAGATGACTGGAAAAAAGGAAAACAAAAAATACTCATCATACAGTTTTGATTGCAGGGATGAGCCTGCTATGCACAATATGCAGAATATAAGCAAGATAAAAATATGCAGGCATATTATTTCGGATTTTGTTATTAACACAACCTTTTTAATAATCATTTGGCATACAATAAACCAGCCCAAAAAGAACCGCCTAAACAGGCGGTTGGTCAATACAAAGGATGCTTCGTCTTTATTATAGTAATCTGAGGCGTCGGGTGTCTTGTATCAGACAACATATTGTCCCGCTAAACAGCGAATTACAAACCACCCTGCAATGATCTCTCATCTCATTTTATATGAGTTGACGACATCAGGATAACGCATCATCAGCCCCTGCCAAGAAATATCAAAACTCCCGCCAGCAATGTGTTATCACAATATTGTAAAAAAACACAGCACCGAAACTATAACTGGTCTCTGTTATAATTTGGAGCAGAAAGACCAGTTGCCCAACTAGCAGCATTCTCCCCTGCTTTCCTGACGTAAAAAAACCGCATTAAGCGGTTTTTTTACGATGTCCATGTCTGCAATCCGCCTCGCGATACAGCTTTGCGAAGCATAGCAAAATTGAAGCAGTTTATACGTAAGAAATCAAGCCATTTTCTCAGCAAATGATTCACGCATGGGAATATGTAGGGCATACTCAGCAACAGCTAACCAATTAGCAATCCGTTTTTCGCATGTGCTAAAACACCACTCTGGGTGTGCATCATTTAGCAATTCAGCCATTTTGCGCTTAGTCATCCCCCGCCCTTCATAGCGTTGCCGGAGAATGCAAATCAATCCTGGATGCTCTGCCAGCACCTCACTTATGACTCGATCAATACATAACGCCTCTGCATCAGTACAATGCGCCAGCCAGCTCTTTTGCTTGCCGTTGATCATCTCTCGCAAAAACGCTTCCAGCTCAGCTTTCTCTATTCCCGCTTTTTTCATTCTGCGCAGGGCTTCATTAATGGCTGTTTTCGTCAGTTTTTTGGATGCCAACAACTGATTGAACATATTCCCTGACCTGCCACCGCCAATATACGACCAGCGCCCCCACATACGTAGTTTTCCCTGAATCCAGACACTTTCCAGCGTGGTGAGGCGAAGGTGTTCTCCGCTTTTTCCTGTATTCGTTGGGTAAATCATAAATGACCTTTCTTTCTCCAGATTTCTTGTGTGCGAAAAACCCCTTCAGCATGCATCAGGCGCAATTCTTCTTTGGTGTAATCGCTGGTTTTTACCCGCCCGTCGATTAGATCGTGGCATGAGCTACAGGCTATCGCCGCCTGCATATCATGTGGTTTTGTCGCTGTTCCGCACGTCCCCGCCAGCCTGTAATGCGCCAGCACAGAGGTTTCGGGATTGTGATTGTAGTAGCCAGGGATTCTGATCTGGCACATCTGGCCTTTAGCCGCTTTACGTAAATTCACCATTACGCAAACTCCAGTAGTTGTGCGGCCACATTTTCAACTTCCTCCTGAGAAGAGAATTTACGGAACAGAATCCAGTTCCACAGCACATTCAGTACAGATTTATAAACCTGCTGAAACTCGACTTCGTCCATATTCGCAAAAGCGATGGATTTTGCCCGACGCCCACGGCTACCGTCCGGATAAATATGCTCGGTGTAAAATCCGGCCTGAATGGTTACCCACTCGCGGAAAGCCTCAAACGACTTTAGCAACGCCGTATCCCGGGTTCTACGAGTCGCAACGGTGTTAAGGTATTGCTCTGCGGCATCACTCAGGGCTGGCGTGTGTTCCCGACCAACTGATTCGCACAGGTAATCAACGAAACCAGACAGCAGTTCTCGTTCGCGAGGCGTGATCGCCCCACCGACCGGAGTCCAGTAATCGAATCCCAGTTGCAGGAGTTTGAAAAAACGCTTGTGGAATGCGTAGTTACGCACACGCTTAAAGTCTGCGTGTATCCACTCACCTATTTTGATTTGATGCAGAAAATCGCAACTCTCCGGCGTCGCCGGGAGAAGTAAACCAGAAGAAGTTTGTTTGACCAGTTGTATATGCGCCATTTCTCAATCTCTCGATGGCGCAGTGCAGCAGATGCCAGTTGTTCAGGCTGACGTATAAAGTATAAATAAACTGGTTCCAGTGTAAAGCCCCCACCTTAATGGAATAAAAACCAAACAACAGATTGCTGGGATACAAACAACGCTTATTATTAAAAGCGGTTAAACAAATTAAATTTTAATGTTATGCAAATTTGTCAGATCACCATAATATCTCATTTGAAAACCGCTGAAATAACAACCCTATCAGGATTAATCATATTAAGGTGAGTAAATATGGAAAACAACAAATCTGCACATTACGTTCCTTTTTTATCTGTAATACTTTTTGTTTTATGCTGTGCGTGGGCATTATTTTTATAAAAATATTTACAGATGAAATAAACCCGCCAATCAGGTTAACTGTGGCTGCGTTGAGGATGCATAATACATCAGAGGTTGCGGGGATTTCTCCCATAAGCGCTAACTTAAGGGTTGTGGTATTACGCCTGATATGATTTAACGTGCCGATGAATTACTCTCACGATAACTGGTCAGCAATTCTGGCCCATATTGGTAAGCCCGAAGAACTGGATACTTCGGCACGTAATGCCGGGGCTCTAACCCGCCGCCGCGAAATTCGTGATGCTGCAACTCTGCTACGTCTGGGGCTGGCTTACGGCCCCGGGGGGATGTCATTACGTGAAGTCACTGCATGGGCTCAGCTCCATGACGTTGCAACATTATCTGACGTGGCTCTCCTGAAGCGGCTGCGGAATGCCGCCGACTGGTTTGGCATACTTGCCGCACAAACACTTGCTGTACGCGCCGCAGTTACGGGTTGTACAAGCGGAAAGAGATTGCGTCTTGTCGATGGAACAGCAATCAGTGCGCCCGGGGGCGGCAGCGCTGAATGGCGACTACATATGGGATATGATCCTCATACCTGTCAGTTCACTGATTTTGAGCTAACCGACAGCAGAGACGCTGAACGGCTGGACCGATTTGCGCAAACGGCAGACGAGATACGCATTGCTGACCGGGGATTCGGTTCGCGTCCCGAATGTATCCGCTCACTTGCTTTTGGAGAAGCTGATTATATCGTCCGGGTTCACTGGCGAGGATTGCGCTGGTTAACTGCAGAAGGAATGCGCTTTGACATGATGGGTTTTCTGCGCGGGCTGGATTGCGGTAAGAACGGTGAAACCACTGTAATGATAGGCAATTCAGGTAATAAAAAAGCCGGAGCTCCCTTTCCGGCACGTCTCATTGCCGTATCACTTCCTCCCGAAAAAGCATTAATCAGTAAAACCCGACTGCTCAGCGAGAATCGTCGAAAAGGACGAGTAGTTCAGGCGGAAACGCTGGAAGCAGCGGGCCATGTGCTATTGCTAACATCATTACCGGAAGATGAATATTCAGCAGAGCAAGTGGCTGATTGTTACCGTCTGCGATGGCAAATTGAACTGGCTTTTAAGCGGCTCAAAAGTTTGCTGCACCTGGATGCTTTGCGTGCAAAGGAACCTGAACTCGCGAAAGCGTGGATATTTGCTAATCTACTCGCCGCATTTTTAATTGACGACATAATCCAGCCATCGCTGGATTTCCCCCCCAGAAGTGCCGGATCCGAAAAGAAGAACTAACTCGTTGTGGAGAATAACAAAAATGGTCATCTGGAGCTTACAGGTGGCCATTCGTGGGACAGTATCCCTGACAGCCTACAAAACGCAATTGAAGAACGCGAGGCATCGTCTTAACGAGGCACCGAGGCGTCGCATTCTTCAGATGGTTCAACCCTTAAGTTAGCGCTTATGGGATTTCTCCCCGCTGGTCCTCTTACTCCCCAAGTTCGTAAGCTGTGAAGACAGCGACCTCCGTCTGGTCGGTTCGGATTCGTACCTCGCAGAGGTCTTTCCTCGTTACCAGTACCGTCACTATAACGGTTAAACAGATGACGATCAGGGTGATTAACATCGCCTTTTGCTGCTTCATAACCTGCTTCTCCTTGACCTTTTGGTCGGTAAGAGGCTAATCTACGTATGCAAAGCATAGATGTGGCCTCAGATTAATGTTAAGCGTCTTGCCGGACGCGTAATGTTAACTGGGGCTTTTCTCTATCTGCCTTTGGTGTTCATGCCCGAGGCAGACAGCCTCAAGCACCCGCAGCAATTCTACTTAACTATCCTTTTCCCGCAAATCGTTTTATCCTCAACGCAAATTTCACCAGTCCCCCCAACTCGTGTCCCTTACCCTAAGGCTGTTTCCCTCTTTACACAGAAGATAATTAATGTATTATTTTTTACAAACAATCAATTAAGAGCTATCTGTGGGTGGAGTCGCCTTGCGGTAGCTTTTTCTTTTATGCATTGCACACATTCATGCTCTAATATATTCCTATATGTTCAAAAGGACTTTTCATGCACAGCGTTAACTTCTATTCATTCCGTGTGTTAACCCACAAGGGCAGCCGAACCAGCAAAAGACTAAACAACCTAGGTTTAAGCGATAAAAAAACAGCATATGAATTATTTGTTGAGTATTTTAATAGCTATAAAAACACACCTATTGAATTTGGTCTCTCGAAAACAAAGGTTTCTCTTGAACAACACACATCACTCACCTTTGATGCTCAAAACCAAGTAATATATGGATATGTAAAGGTTGGGAAATATGGTGAGAGCAGTGAAATAAAAGACGATAAACTTACTAAAATACGTTATACAACAACTATCAACGATGTAACTCTCAAACAGCGTTACATTTTAATATTTTTGCCAGACAATTTAGAAGAAGGGATTATAGCATTTCACGCTAATGACAATATTTCTGCTCGCAGCACACTCTCTGATGCATTACTAGACCACTTGAAAACAAAATATAAACTTGAAGCGAGAATCAATCCTCTTTGCCACAAAAAAATCCCCCAACACATCCTTGATTCAGAATTAAAACAAATAAAAGCCCAAGGTTACAAAGCACCAAAGGACATCACGGATTCATTCGGAAATAACAAAACAAACATCAAAACCGATTTGGTAATAAAAGCAAATCAAGGCGTATTTGGTAGTTTTAAAGACTTAAAAGACAAAAAACTAGGAAATATAATAGAAATAATTGAAGATAAGTGTGACGCAATAAAAGTTAGTTTACAATTAGGCAATAGAACAGTCATTTTTAATTACGACACCATCTTAAGAAAAGGAATTTCTGCCGAATTAGATGATAACGACTTAAACATAAACGCATCTACAGGAATCCCCAATCTTAAAGCACTTCATGACACAGTTAAAATCATTGCGAATGATATACTAAGTGAGTTACATAGTGGTAATGGGGGATTAAAAATATGAACAAGATTAACGTAATGAGTGTAATAAAAAAACATTACACAACAATGTCGGATCAACGCGGAAATATTTTACTCGAAGACATCGCAATACACTTCATTATTCCTCTTACATTATCATTAATCATATGTTTTACCTATGGGATAATGAAAACCTCTATCGCATCTGTTTTTGTTAACTTTGGAGCAATTACTACCGCACTGTTAATGAGCGCGGTTATTATGATCTACGATCAAAAACAAAAAACTGTATTTAAAATTTCAGACATTGAGGAAAACAACAAACCACGTTCAAATCTAATAATTTTAAATAATAATAAAACCGTATATGAGCAATTATGTCACAATGTTTCTTATGCTATATTAACATCTGTAGCGTTAGTTATTTTTTCGGTTGCAATATATTTTCTCCCAGAAACCCCAAGTGAATTAAAAAAATGGTATTTCGCAACCCCTGCTTACATAATCAGTTATTTAGCATACTCATCCTTCTTTTTTACCGTAGTAACATTCTTGATGGTTATAAAAAGATTTAGCACAATATTAGATAGTTAAACAATGAAACCACCGCCCTTTCGGGCGGTTTCCTGATTTTATGAGGGTGCAGAAATACCTCCGGCTAAGGATTAAATTTTATTTACAGTGCTAACTTAATTATTCATGCGTGCGAAGTTGTTCCGCGCAAAGATCGTTAAATGCGCCCGCCCGAACTTCAGCAAGTAAAGCATTGACAGCGACTACCCACGGATAGTTAATCTTGTTCACCACACAACCTCCTGAATATTTCCATGGTAGAACGCAAGTACACGCTGCATAACTTCTCTCTTCAGGCACTCGCGACAGATTATGTTCAGACGCCTGTCGTAACGGCGTATTTCTCCGTCTGGTAATGACCAGATAAGGTCAGGATCAACCACAACCGGTTTCTTCACCTTTGCCCTTGATAGTTTTTTGCGGGCGTTTTGCCAGTCTTTACGCGCCTGCTCAGACGGGAATAATCCGTAGCCTGAATTGTAAACATCACCACTGGCGACCAGTTCTCTGGCGAGAGTGCTTATGTAATACCTTGATGCACCGGTTTTAGCCTCCAGAGCCCGTAACGTCTCGCGACCGCTCAGACGTACAAGTTCAACAACCTGCCCTTTAATTTTTTCCCGCTCTTCTGGTGTAAATACTTTTGCCATAGGTGCCTCCGGCAATCACTTTTCCGATGCAACATGGCGGGAAGAATCAGTAATCTGTCGTACAATATCCCTGTGCTTGTTCAGCTCCCGCAGCGCGGCGCAGACACGCTCCCACTTCTGGACATGATTTTTCGCCCGACGCAGTTCGCGGTTTGCCATATGCAGTGATGGTAAAACCAGGTCATCCGCTCGCGTTTCAGTAAACGATGGCAGCGACTGCACAATGTCCGCCACAGTTTCTGTTTTAATATCTTCCTGTGTTGCAGCCTCCTGTACTGGTAACGCAACACCTGCGGGCTGAGGAAAGGCCTTACCAGCAGTTTCCGCTACCGATGCTGCTTTCGGCTCTGCTGGTAAATTATCGCCCGGTATGCAGTAACGAAATTTACCGCCCTGATTTACGCGAAGCAGACGACCTTTGCTGATTGCCATTGCCAGCGTTGAAGCCACTTTGCGTGATGTGGTACCAAACAATGTAGCCAGCTCATCCGCCGTTTGTGGTCCACGTTGTTCAATCGTCGCAGTTAAATCGCTCTCTGAAATTTTCGCGACTGTTGCCGTGGTAGTTTCTTCCGGCAGTTCTGCCGGCGCTGGCTGTTCCTGCTGAACGTTGTTATCAGCCACACGCCAGGTGTACGCGCTTTTATCAACGAAACCAGCCTTTTTCAGTTCCCATAGTTCGTTCAGCACTTCTTCACGACTGATATCAAGTCGCGCAGCAAGTTCTATGGATGTGGCTTTTCCCATTGCTTTCAGTACGTCAAAAACAGTCTCCATTAAATTTTTCTCCCGGTAAAAATTACTTCGCAATTCCTGGCTGGACGACATTCGGACGCCAGCTCTCCCAGTTGAAATTCACCCATCGCCCGCCGTTCATGGTCATGCGATCCATAATCCGCTCGCCAAGCAATGTTTTCATGGCCTCATAGTTCAGGTTTGTCAGCATCCCCACGCTGCGCATCGACGCTGTCCGGCGATCAACAATCTGGTGCAGTACCACCTGCTCGTTTTTCGTCTCGCGCTGAATGCCAATTTCATCAAGAACCAGCAGATCCACTTCGCACAGTTCCCGCAAAAATTTTTCGCCTGACTGCCCGTCGTCATAGCTGGCGTGCAGGGCACTCATAACATCAGCCACGGTAACCACAATCACTGTCTGACCGTCTTTCAGCAGGCGATTCCCGATAGCTGCCGCTAAGTGGTTCTTCCCGGTACCAGGTTTTCCGCTGAACGCAAAATTTGTACACCCGGTCATCAGTTCATCAGCGATGGATTTCGCCTGACTCAACGCGTATCGCTGCCCTTCGTTCTGCACCTGGTAATTCGAAAACGAGCATTTGCGGTGCAATGGCTGGATGCCAGAGCGATTCAGAATTTTTTCCACCCGCAACTGACAATTCTGACGGTTGATCTCCTCACAACGTTTCTGGCCTTCGGAAAGTTGCCACTCGCGCCACTCCGCTACCGTCTTGAATGGCGCGGTTACATGTGACGGGGCCAGTCTGCGGATACGTTCAAGAACGTCGCCTGTCGCAATATTTTTCATGGTCAGTTACCCCCTGAAGCCTGGCGGGATCGCACTATCCGGTAACGAGACGGTGTTAACCTGTCGGAGTAACGTCTCAGGTCGAACACCTTTCGGCGCGAACAAGCCCTGGTATTCGTTGGCGATGCTGTGTCGAATCACCTGCTCAGGTGAAAAACCCTGCTGGCGGAATTTTTCCAGCTCCCGTATCGCCCCGTTAGCGCCCTGCTCCGTTCGAATCGGTTTTCGCAATGCCTGCCTGAACTGAACCCACTCATGCCAGAGTGTTTCCGGCAACCAGTCAGGCAGCTCGATAGCCTCCGGTTCGAATTTTTTAGACGCTCGTTTTTGGCGAGGGGGATTTAGGGGGAGATAAGTATTTATATCTTCCTCTTTCTCTTCCTCTGGTAACGCTTTTTGATCCGTTTTTGTAACGCTGGCAGCGTTACCTTTTCGTTTCAGTTCTCGTATTTTTGTTACTCTCTCGTTTGTAACCGCCCGTTTTTTAGAGCTTTTCCCGTTATGGCGCTCAAAGTTAGGAAGCGACAACACACCATTAGTTTCGACCAGCCATCCAACCTGAATTAACGCATCAGCAAAACCAGCCATAAAAGTGATGCGATCTATTGCACTTTTTGTAACGCCGCGAGCGTTACACTCTGCGTTACCGTCTATCATTTGTTGATCCGCCCATGCCCAGAAGCGAATGACTTTCCCTAATGCGGCATCTGGATCAATATTCAGAATCTCAGCAAGCCTGAATATTTCCGGCTTATCCGGCGTAATAACTTCGAGCTTTATCCAGTTTGAAGCCATTTGTTTTCACCTTGTAACGCTCGCAGCGTTACATTTAACTGATACCGAACAAAACAGTTCGGTACGATTAATTTCAATCAATGCACTACGACAGAATCGCTAGGAGAACCGCCGCCGCTGAAATGTGCTTTACGGTAAACGGCCTGGACTGCATCATCATGCGCATCAATTGCCGTACTCAGTGCATCCTGTGCCGCCAGTAATGCACGGCGTTCCAGGGTATCGAAGATGCAGAGTCGGTGACGCAGCTCGCGAGGAAGAATTGCCAGAACCGCAGGGATCAGTTTCTGAATTTTTTCCCTTTGCGCATTCGTTTCACCTTTCAACCAACGATGATAGATATTCTGCTGATTGTTCCAGTCCTTGCCTGGTACCAGGGGCAATTCGCCGCCCCCCTGGCGCAGATATTCTTCAGTAATTGCGTTAGCGACCCACGCCTGCCCTTTTTCGGCTGCCAGGGCTAACAACACTGATTCGATGTGCTCATGCTTGATTTTCATGAATCAACTCCCATCAGCTTTTTCGTAGTAGTTTTATTTCTGCCAATAGTTAAAATTGCATCGGCAGAAAATAATCCGTTTGATGCATGAGCGATTTTTTCAGCGTAATTTGTTTCGCCGGTATATTCTGTGCGAGGCAATTTTCCGTTATCCATCCATTTGTAGATTGCTCTTTGGCTGACACCACAAACGTCGGCCACAACAGAAACGCGAACAGTTTTGATTACATCTTCAAGTGTTTTCTGGTTCATATCACCCTCACAATGTGAACTTTGAGTACATGCTATAACAGAACTGACAGTACATTCAAGAGCGAATATCATTGAACTTATGGTTCATGAAGATAAAGCGCGTAAAGAGTTCGCCAGTAGGCTTGCGCTAGCCTGTGAAAACGCTGGTTATGAACAACATGGAAGGCAGGCAGAAATTGCCCGTCGAATGAAATTAACACCAAAAGCGGTTAGCAAATGGTTTAATGGTGAAACAATTCCTCGCCGAGAGAAATTAAGGGAATTAGCAACACTCATTGGAACAACACCAACCTATCTTTTGGGAGAGGATACAGAAGAAAGTGGACAGATACGTTTCTATCAGGAGTTAAATCCAAGACAAAAAATCATCATTGACCTTCTGGACGAGCTCCCTGACAGTGAGACAGATGAACTTTTAAAAACTCTTGAGGAGAAAAAACAGAAGTACAATGCAATTTACGAAGAGTTAGCACGAAAGAAAAAACAAAAAGCCTCTTAAACCAGCATAAATCCGGTAGCGTCCCCCTCCGGGTTTGTGCTTCACTTTATCCCGTCTCATTTTTTTATACATAAAATGTACTTAAAGTACTTTACAATGATGAACACAAAGTACATTATATACCTACCAACCCACCCCGCCCCACAGAACGCCGGGCAATACTTCGAGTTACCAGGCAGTGGTCAGGGGTTAAGTAGCCAGCCCGAGGCGTATGAACATGACGGCGGGATTCAAATTTTGCAGTGCAGCAGTTAGTTCCGCCACCCGGCGTTAAGGGGATAGATAAGATGGTGCATTACGAAGTAGTTCAGTATTTGATGGATTGTTGCGGTATCACTTACAACCAGGCTGTGCAGGCTTTACGCAGCAACGACTGGGATCTCTGGCAGGCAGAAGTCGCTATACGTAGCAACAAGATGTGAGATTCGCAAAATGCAAAAAATCGACCTCGGCAACAACGAATCCCTGGTGTGCGGCGTGTTCCCCAACCAGGATGGAACGTTCACTGCCATGACGTATACCAAAAGCAAAACATTTAAAACCGAAACTGGTGCGCGCCGATGGTTGGAGAAGCACACAGTAAGCTAACGATTAAAACGTCTACTCCTGCTGTTCCAGAATAACTTCATAAAATGGGAGTATTTTTCGGTGACGAGATAATAAGAACAGTTTGCGCTATCACTCTGATGTTGAATGATGCCCTTCCGTTCTAATTTTTTCATAACCGGGTTACGGCAAGGAGAAGTGATAATAAGATTTCCTGTTTTAAGGAAATCTTTAAATACAGCGATTTCTTTCTCAGATAAACGAAGCAATACTCGTTGCTCTGGTAGTAATGAATAATGCTTTTGAATATGTGCTCGCAATCTTGAGAAGGAAATGGCGACCACGAAAGAAAAGGCAAAAACGATAATCTGAAAGAGCCAAGGTATTTCAGTATAAGCATTGAATGCGACAGTAAACTCTTTCGGTATCAGCCAGAGAGTGAGACCAAAAATGATAATCGTATACATAAGTCTTTCGAGTGGCTCGTTAGCAAAAAGTTTCAACAATGGAGTAAATACATCCAACATATCAATAACTCTCAACTGTAAGGGTATTGAAATGTTAACACAAGCTCTCGCTGTAGGGGTATAGCCGAGACCACCGAAGCCCGGAGGTGGTGAAATAAAACCGGGCACAACACGAAGGCGCATTTCCGATATCCATAAAGAGTCGGTCTTGTCTGTTAAATTTAAATGGTGGGAGTGCGCCTCCGGTTGTAAATAACGACATTGCTGTGTGTAGTCCTGGCGGCATCAGTTTTTTTCTTGAAGTTCGGCTGATGTCCGCCCTTTTTAAAGTGAATTTTGTGATGCGGTGAATGCGGCTAAGCGCACGTGGCACAGTTAAAAGTCATGTTAGTCCTTATTGGTTTGGGTGGGAAAGCCGACTGTAATTGTTAACTGGTTGCAGTCACCTGGAGGCACCAGGCACCGCATCAACAAAGTTCATTTGTAAAAATGGAGATAATTATGATTGCACATCACTTCGGAACTGATGAAATACCACGTCAGTGTGTGACTCCTGGCGATTATGTTCTTCATGAAGGCCGGACATATATTGCCTCGGCAAACAATATTAAAAAGCGAAAACTATATATTCGTAACCTGACCACAAAAACATGCATTACTGACCGCATGATTAAAGTCTTCCTCGGTCGTGATGGTTTACCTGTAAAGGCGGAGTCATGGTGATGACTAAGAAAATAAAATGTGCTTACCACCTTTGCAAAAAAGACGTTGAAGAAAGCAAAGCTATTGAAAGAATGCTTCACTTCATGCACGGGATTTTATCAAAAGACGAACCGAGAAAATATTGCAGTGAAGCTTGTGCCGAAAAAGACCAGATGGCACATGAACTTTAATTAATTGACTATTCGAAACTGAATTTATGCCAGAAATGGCAGGTATTCGCTCAACCTTAATTAAGGAGAAAAACATGATTACCAATTATGAAGCCACTGTTGTAACTACCGATGACATTGTTCACGAGGTGAATCTGGAAGGAAAGCGCATTGGCTACGTAATTAAAACAGAAAATAAAGAAACCCCATTCACTGTGGTTGATATCGATGGTCCATCAGGCAACGTAAAAACACTTGATGAAGGTGTCAAAAAAATGTGCCTGGTGCATATCGGAAAGAATCTGCCCACAGAAAAAAAAGCCGAATTTCTGGCAACTCTAATTGCAATGAAATTAAAAGGTGAAATCTGAAAGAAATAGCCTGCGTATGGCGCAGGCTATGAACAGTGTGTATCCGGCAAGATCATTCACTGAACAAAACGAATTTTAATCTGAGTTGAGGTTAAAAAACAATGAGCACAAAACCACTCTTCCTGTTACGGAAAGCGAAAAAATCATCCGGTGAACCTGACGTCGTCCTGTGGGCAAGCAACGATTTTGAATCGACCTGTGCCACTCTGGACTACCTGATCGTTAAGTCAGGTAAAAAACTGAGCAGCTATTTTAAAGCTGTTGCCACGAATTTTCCTGTCGTTAATGACCTGCCCGCTGAAGGTGAGATCGATTTTACCTGGAGTGAACGCTATCAACTCAGCAAAGACTCCATGACATGGGAACTAAAACCGGGAGCAGCACCAGACAACGCTCACTATCAAGGCAATACCAACGTCAACGGCGAAGACATGACTGAGATTGAGGAGAATATGCTACTCCCAATTTCTGGCCAGGAACTGCCCATTCGTTGGCTTGCTCAACACGGCAGCGAAAAACCGGTAACGCACGTTTCACGCGACGGACTCCAGGCATTACACATTGCTCGGGCTGAAGAACTACCGGCTGTTACTGCCCTGGCTGTTTCCCACAAAACCAGCCTGCTCGACCCGCTGGAAATTCGCGAACTCCACAAACTGGTTCGTGACACTGACAAAGTTTTCCCTAATCCTGGTAATTCAAACCTGGGACTGATAACTGCTTTTTTCGAAGCATACCTGAACGCTGACTACACCGATCGAGGACTGCTGACAAAAGAGTGGATGAAGGGTAATCGTGTTTCACACATCACTCGCACGGCTTCCGGTGCTAATGCTGGCGGCGGAAACCTCACCGATCGCGGCGAAGGTTTCGTACACGATCTGACGTCACTGGCGCACGACGTAGCCACTGGCGTACTGGCCCGTTCAATGGATCTGGACATCTATAACCTTCATCCGGCACACGCTAAACGCATTGAGGAAATTATCGCTGAAAATAAACCGCCCTTTTCTGTTTTCCGCGACAAATTCATCACCATGCCTGGCGGGCTGGATTATTCCCGCGCCATCGTGGTTGCGTCCGTAAAAGAAGCACCAATTGGGATCGAGGTCATCCCCGCGCACGTCACTGAATATCTGAACAAAGTACTGACTGAAACCGATCATGCCAACCCTGATCCGGAAATCGTGGATATTGCCTGCGGTCGCTCCTCTGCCCCGATGCCGCAGCGAGTAACAGAAGAAGGAAAACAGGATGATGAAGAAAAACCGCAACCATCTGGAACAACGGCAGTTGAACAGGGAGAGGCTGAAACAATGGAACCGGACGCAACTGAACATCATCAGGACACGCAGCCGCTGGATGCTCAGTCACAGGTAAATTCTGTTGATGCGAAATATCAGGAACTGCGGGCAGAACTCCATGAAGCCCGGAAAAACATTCCATCAAAAAATCCTGTCGATGCCGATAAATTGCTTGCTGCATCACGTGGTGAATTTGTTGACGGAATTAGCGACCCGAACGATCCGAAATGGGTAAAGGGGATCCAGACTCGCGATTGTGTGTACCAGAACCAGCCAGAAACGGAAAAAACCAGCCCGGATATGAATCAACCTGAGCCAGTAGTGCAACAGGAACCGGAAATAGCCTGCAATGCCTGCGGCCAGACTGGCGGGGATAACTGCCCTGACTGTGGTGCGGTGATGGGCGACGCAACATACCAGGAAACATTCGATGAAGAGAGTCAGGTTGAAGCTAAGGAAAATGATCCGGAGGAAATGGAAGGCGCTGAACATCCGCACAATGAGAATGCTGGCAGCGATCCGCATCGCGATTGCAGTGATGAAACTGGCGAAGTCGCAGATCCCGTAATCGTAGAAGACATAGAGCCAGGTATTTATTACGGAATTTCGAATGAGAATTACCACGCGGGTCCCGGTGTCAGTAAGTCTCAGCTCGATGACATTGCTGATACTCCGGCACTGTATTTGTGGCGTAAAAATGCCCCCGTGGACACCACAAAGACAAAAACGCTCGATTTAGGAACCGCTTTCCACTGCCGGGTACTTGAGCCGGAAGAATTCAGTAACCGCTTTATCGTAGCACCTGAATTTAACCGCCGGACAAACTCCGGAAAAGAAGAAGAGAAAGCGTTTCTGAGGGAATGCGCAAGCACAGGAAAAACGGTTATCACTGCCGAAGAAGGCCGGAAAATTGAACTCATGTATCAGAGCGTTATGGCTTTGCCGCTGGGGCAATGGCTTGTTGAAAGCGCCGGACACGCTGAATCATCAATTTACTGGGAAGATCCTGAAACAGCAATTTTGTGTCGGTGCCGTCCGGACAAAATTATCCCTGAATTTCACTGGATCATGGACGTGAAAACTACGGCGGATATTCAACGATTCAAAACCGCTTATTACGACTACCGCTATCACGTTCAGGATGCATTCTACAGTGACGGTTATGAAGCACAGTTTGGAGTGCAGCCAACTTTCGTTTTTCTGGTTGCCAGCACAACTATTGAATGCGGACGTTATCCGGTTGAAATTTTCATGATGGGCGAAGAAGCAAAACTGGCAGGTCAGCTGGAATATCACCGCAATCTGCGAACCCTGGCTGACTGCCTCAATACCGATGAATGGCCAGCTATTAAGACGTTATCACTGCCCCGCTGGGCTAAGGAATATGCAAATGACTAAGCAACCACCAATCGCAAAAGCCGATCTGCAAAAAACTCAGGGAAACCGTGCACCAGCAGCAATTAAAAATAACGACGTGATTAGTTTTATTAACCAGCCATCAATGAAAGAGCAACTGGCAGCAGCTCTTCCACGCCATATGACGGCTGAACGTATGATCCGTATCGCCACCACAGAAATTCGTAAAGTTCCGGCGTTAGGAAACTGTGACACTATGAGTTTTGTCAGTGCAATCGTACAGTGTTCACAGCTCGGACTTGAGCCCGGTAGCGCCCTCGGTCATGCATATTTACTGCCTTTTGGTAATAAAAACGAAAAGAGCGGTAAAAAAAACGTTCAGCTAATCATTGGCTATCGCGGCATGATTGATCTGGCTCGCCGTTCAGGTCAAATCGCCAGCTTGTCAGCCCGTGTTGTCCGTGAAGGTGACGAGTTTAATTTCGAATTTGGCCTTGATGAAAAGTTAATACACCGCCCAGGAGAAAACGAAGATGCCCCTGTTACCCACGTCTATGCTGTCGCAAGACTGAAAGACGGAGGTACTCAGTTTGAAGTTATGACGCGCAAACAGATTGAGCTGGTGCGCAGCCAGAGTAAAGCTGGTAATAACGGGCCGTGGGTAACTCACTGGGAAGAAATGGCAAAGAAAACGGCTATTCGTCGCCTGTTCAAATATCTGCCCGTATCAATTGAGATCCAGCGTGCAGTATCAATGGATGAAAAGGAACCACTGACAATCGATCCTGCAGATTCCTCTGTATTAACCGGGGAATACAGTGTAATCGATAATTCAGAGGAATAATTCAGCCTGGCGGTGTAATGCACCGCCAACTTGAAATATTTTTATGAGAAAAATTATGAGATATGACAATGTTAAACCATGTCCATTTTGTGGTTGTCCATCAGTAACGGTGAAAGCCATTTCAGGATATTACCGAGCGAAGTGTAACGGATGCGAATCCCGAACCGGTTATGGTGGAAGTGAAAAAGAAGCACTCGAACGATGAAATAAACGAACCACTGGAAATAATAATGGAGGTGTTCATGTATAAAATTACCGCCACTATTGAAAAGGAAGGTGGCACTCCTACTAACTGGACAAGATATTCAAAATCTAAACTAACGAAATCAGAATGCGAAAAAATGCTCTCAGGTAAAAAAGAAGCAGGCGTTTCCAGAGAGCAGAAAGTAAAACTGATAAATTTTAATTGCGAGAAACTTCAGTCCTCGTGAATTGCATTGTATTCAAATTAAAACTTCATAGCTGATTATTAATAATCAACATCGGGCGTCAATTTAAGTCTAACATTGGCGCCTGCCAGAGGTGATGCGATGGCACAAGTAATCTTTAATGAAGAGTGGATGGTTGAATACGGCCTGATGCTTCGCACTGGTCTGGGGGCCAGACAAATTGAAGCATACCGCCAGAACTGTTGGGTGGAAGGCTTCCACTTCAAACGAGTATCTCCTTTAGGGAAGCCAGACAGTAAGCGAGGGATTATCTGGTATAACTATCCAAAGATAAATCAGTTTATCAAAGACTCATGATATGTCTAAATTACCAACAGGTGTCGAGATTCGAGGTAAATACATTCGCATCTGGTTCATGTTTCGAGGAAAACGATGTCGGGAAACATTGAAAGGCTGGGAGGTTACTAACAGTAACATTAAAAAAGCCGGGAATTTAAGAGCGTTGATAGTTCATGAAATCAATTCCGGTGAGTTTGAGTATTTAAGACGTTTTCCCCAGTCCAGCACTGGGGCAAAAATGGTGACAACGAGGGTCATAAAAACGTTCGGGGAGCTTTGTGATATCTGGACAAAAATTAAAGAAACAGAGTTAACAACAAACACAATGAAGAAAACGAAATCACAATTAAAAACACTCAGGATAATAATTTGTGAGAGTACTCCGATATCGCATATTCGTTATAGCGATATCTTAAACTACCGGAATGAACTGCTGCATGGAGAAACGCTTTACCTGGATAATCCAAGATCCAACAAAAAAGGAAGAACCGTGCGCACAGTTGATAACTATATCGCCCTGCTCTGTTCGTTGTTACGTTTTGCGTATCAGTCGGGATTTATATCAACCAAACCATTTGAAGGAGTAAAGAAATTACAGAGAAACAGAATAAAGCCTGACCCGTTATCTAAAACAGAATTCAATGCATTAATGGAAAGTGAAAAAGGACAGAGCCAGAACTTGTGGAAATTTGCCGTATACTCCGGGCTTCGTCACGGGGAACTGGCTGCTCTGGCGTGGGAGGATGTGGATTTCGAGAAGGGAGTTGTGAATGTCAGAAGAAACCTGACGATACTGGATATGTTCGGTCCCCCAAAAACAAATGCGGGGATCCGGACGGTAACACTACTGCAGCCTGCTCTTGAAGCACTGAAGGAGCAATACAAACTGACCGGGCATCATCGCAAAAGCGAAATCACCTTTTATCATCGGGAGTACGGCAGAACCGAAAAGCAAAAACTGCATTTTGTTTTCATGCCCAGGGTGTGTAACGGAAAACAAAAACCTTATTACTCGGTAAGCAGTTTGGGGGCAAGGTGGAATGCAGCAGTAAAACGTGCTGGTATTCGCCGCCGTAATCCGTACCATACGCGGCATACTTTTGCCTGCTGGCTGTTGACGGCAGGAGCGAACCCGGCATTTATAGCCAGCCAAATGGGGCATGAAACTGCGCAGATGGTGTATGAAATTTACGGTATGTGGATTGATGACATGAACGACGAACAGGTAGCCATGTTGAATGCGCGGTTATCATAG